ACACTTCAAAGGTCAGATAGGAATGAGAATCATGCAAAGGCCTCAATCTTCTACTGCATTCTTAGAGAAGTGGTCAGACGTAAAAGGTGATAGTGACGACAACCAAGTATCAGATAAAGAAGGAATTGATAGAACTGCAATGCAAGACTTTATGAAAAAACTATACATGGAAAATGTATGGTGGTTTGCAAAAGAAGATAAAGATTTATTCCTACCCAACAAACACAATTCATTGGAGAGTTTCTTTGGGTAATACACCATTATTTGACGAAGGTGTTTATTGTGTTGTTGACAATAACAAATTAAACATGTCAGGCATTCAACTTACTAAAGGAATGTGGGAAGGACTCATATACACATATGGTAAAGTAGAGTTTGTAGAAGGTAAGAAACACTTAAACTTTCAAAGGAATCTTATCAAAGTTCCCGACAATCATGACTTTGAAGAACTCCTAAATAATACCGAACTTAATAACCTTATGGGTGACATATTGGTTGAATTAATAGAAGAACAAGCGAGGAAAGAGAATGAACAAAGAGATATTGAAAGAACAGATTAAGAGACATGAGGGAGAAGTCCTCGAAATTTACGAAGACTCATTAGGATACTTAACTTTTGGAGTTGGTCACTTGATTAAAGATAGTGATGATGAATATGGATTACCAGTTGGAACACCAGTCTCACAAGAAAGAGTAGATGATGTTTATGAATATGATTTTGATAAACACGTAGAAGAAACCATTCATGTATTTGAATCAAAAGGTGGAGAAGATTTCTATGCACTACCCGAAGACATTCAACACGTTTTAGTCAACATGACATTCAACTTAGGTGGAACAAGATTCAGTAAGTTTAATAACATGTGGAAAGGTGTTGTTTCATGTGACTGGGAAAAGGTTGCAGTTGAAATGGAAGATTCTAAATGGTTCGGACAGGTCGGAAGACGAAGTGTTGAATTACAGGAGATGGTAAGAAGTGTCTAAAGTAAAATGTATAAGACTGGATACTGGAGAAGTTCTAATTGGATTCGTTGAGAGAACTATATTAGGAAATTACAAAATCATAGATGCACAAATTTGTCTAACAAATACAGAAGACGGAAAGTATGAAGTTAATCTTGCACCATGGATTCCTTTTGCAAAAGAATACACGTTCATATTAAACAGTGATTTAGTTCAAACAGTTTTTGAACCAAGACCACAACTTGAAACCAACTTTAAAGTTGCAACAGGTAATAAAATAAGAGGTAAATAATGGGAAGAGAAACACTATTAAAAGCACTAATGAGTCAATATCAAGGTGAAATGGATATTGCAATGGCAAACATTGAAGTATACAAAAACAACCCAGCTGGTATTGGTGAACACCCCGACATTGCACAAGCACTCGATACTCAAATTGAGAAACTTGCAAATGCGAAAGAAAAATATGATGTCACTTACGACATTTTACACGGAAAAAGTAATCTTACTACCTTGACAGAATAGTATACCTTGTAGTATAATAACTACATGGATTTCTATACTAACGTTTGCAGAACACGTGACAAAATACTTGTCAAAGGATATAAGAACGGAAAACAACAAAAACTATCCGTATCTTATAGACCCAATCATTATATCCCTTCTAAGAAGGGAGACACACCATTCAAATCATTAGACGGAAGGTCACTAGAAGTAGTGAACCTAAACTCTATGGGTGGTGCAAGAAAGTTCCGAGAGAATTATGCTGGAACTCATGGATTTGAAATCCATGGATATGACCGATATATCTATACATATATTGCAGATAAATTTCAAGGTGAGATAAACTGGAATCTAAATCAGATTAAGATTGCAACACTTGATATTGAGTGTGAGTGTGAAGACGGATTCCCCGAACCAACCCTTGCAACTGAAAAGGTCAATGCAATTTCAATGAAACCACTTGGTAAAGATACACATGTTTTTGGTATCGGGCCTTGGGAACACAACAGAACAGATGTAATCTATTACAATTGTTTAAATGAGGTTGACCTTTTAACCCAGTTCGTTAAATACTGGAGACAAGAGTGGTTCGATATTATCACAGGTTGGAATGTAAACTCTTTTGATATCACCTATCTCTGTAATCGTATTGATAGAATACTAGGAGAGGGAGAACATAAGAAACTCTCACCATGGGGTCAATGTGATGTCAGAGAGTTCATGTCTACTTATGGTCAGAAACAAATGATATTCAATCTATATGGTATCAATGTTCTTGACTACCTTGAGATATATCGTAAACATACATTCGTAAATCAAGAATCCTACAAACTAGAAAACATTGCACAAGTAGAACTTGGAACTGGTAAACTAGATTACTCAGAGTATGGAAATCTACATACACTTTACAAACAAGACTATCCAAAGTTCTTGGAATACAATGTCAAAGACGTTGTCCTTGTTGAAGAACTAGAGGACAAACTAGGACTATTGGAACTAACACTTGCAATGTCCTATAATGCAAAGTGTAATTATAATGACACATTCGGAATGGTGAAGTATTGGGAAACCATAATCTACAATCACCTCAAAGACCAAAACATACAAACCCCACCCCAAAGATTAAAGAGTGGTAATGATAAGACACACCAAATTGTTGGTGCATATGTCAAAGACCCAATAGTCGGTGGACATGATTGGGTAGTGTCCTTCGACTTGAACTCACTGTATCCACATATCATTATGCAATACAATATCTCACCCGAGAAAATGATAAAAGGAAACAGACAGGACTTAACCATTGACAGAATGTTGAACAAAGAATGTGACTTATCATATGTTCACCAACAGGGTCATGCAGTGTGTCCGAATGGTGTAATGTATTCTAAAAACAAACAAGGATTTCTTCCCGAACTTATGGAAAAACTCTATGACGAGAGAAAGGAGTGGAAGAAGAAAATGATTGGGTATCAACAAGAACGAGAAGTCTGTAAAGAAACCAAACGTAAGAAAGAACTTGATACACTTATCAAACGTGCATACAACAATCAACAGGTTCGTAAGATTGCACTTAACTCTGCATATGGAGCTCTTGCAAATCAATACTTTGCATTCTTTTCTATTGACCTTGCAGAGTCAATCACAACCAGTGGTCAGTTAATTATTAAGTGGTCAGAGAAAACTATCAATGAGTTCCTAAACAAAACACTTGGAACAGATAACGAAGACTATGTGATTGCAATGGACACTGATTCAGTTTATATCACTATGGATAAACTGGTCAAGAAAGTCTTACCCGAAGAAACAGACAAGACCAAGATTGTGGATTTCCTAAACAAGTCAGAAGGTATGATTGAACAAGTTCTTGCACGTGGTTTTGACGACCTTGCAGAATACACCAATGCATTCCAACAGAAGATGCAAATGGGTCGTGAAGTAATTGCAGACAGAGGTATTTGGACTGCAAAGAAACGATACATTCTAAATGTCCATGACAACGAAGGTGTCAGACTTGCAGAACCCAAACTTAAAATGATGGGTATTGAGACTGCAAAGTCCTCTACACCACAATGGGTCAGAACTAAACTAACAGAAGCCTTAAAGGTAGTAATGAATGGAACTGAACAGGACTTATGGGAGTTCGTAGAGACTGCACGAAAAGAATTTAGAAACCTTCCACCCGAGGAAGTTGCATTTCCTAGGGGTATCAAAAACCTTGTGACTTATGCAGACCCGACTCATATCTATGGGAAAGGAACACCGATTCATGTCAGAGGTTCACTCTTACACAATCACTTACTGAAATCTAAAAATCTTGACTTGAGATATGAAATGATTAAGAACTCAGATAAGATTCGTTTCTCATATCTTACAACACCAAATCCAATCAATGAGAATGTAATATCATTCTCAAGTTCTCTACCAAGAGAGTTGGACTTACATAGATTTATTGACTATGATATGCAGTTCGAAAAGGCATTCAATGAACCACTAAAGAATATTGTCAATCTCATTAATTGGAACGTAGAACCAGTTGCAAGTTTAGATTCCTTTTTTGGATAAATAAGTAATATGGCATATAGTAATAAAGTAGTAGATAGATTCGAAGACGTTTTAAATAACCCTAAGAAACATGGTGTTGGTAGATTCGACCCCAATGACCCTAATGTTGCAACAGGACTAACAGGTGCTCCAGCATGTGGAGACGTTATGAAATTGGATATAAAAATAAATCCCGATACTGATATTATTGAAGATGTTAAGTTTAAAACATATGGTTGTGGAAGTGCAATTGCAAGTTCGTCTCTTTTCGTAGACATGTTAACGGGAAAGACTATTGAAGAAGCAAGTCAGATAAAAGACAAAGAGATTGCAGAAGCCTTAGAACTTCCCCCAATAAAATTGCACTGTAGTGTTCTTGCAGAAGACTCTATTAGAAAAGCAATTCAAGATTGGTCAGAAAAAACCGCACATAGGAAACATAATTATGTATGAGTATAAAGTTAAAGTAGTAAAAGTTGTAGATGGAGACACTATTGATGTGGATATCGATTTAGGTTTCGGTATGGTCTATAAAAAACAAAGAGTCCGAATGGTTGGAATCGATACGCCAGAATCTAGAACTAGAGACAAAGTAGAAAAACTATTTGGTAAAGCTTCTAAAAAACACTTAAAGAAATTACTAGAAGAATGTGAAACTGTATCACTTGTATCACATGACAAAGGTAAGTTTGGAAGAATCTTAGGAACACTATATGCACATCATGTAGAAGGACACCCTGTATTCGGACACAAAGTAGATATCAATACTCAAATGATTAAAGATTGTCATGCAGTAGTTTATAGTGGAGAGAATAAAGACTTGGTTGAACAACAACATTTAGATAACAGAAAATTTGTTATGGACAATGGATATGTGACCCAAGAGGAGATAGATAAGGTATCATGATTATAACAATGATGGACTGTTTCTATATCCTTATGATAGCCGTAATCTTTGGATTCATTATACACTTAGAATCTAAAGTTAATCAACTTGTTTCTATGATGGAAGAACACATAAGGGTAGAAGATGCTTTATGTGATATTTCTAAAAAATTAGACAAAACCCCCTAGACAATAACAGACTACATGTGTATAATAGATTTATACATTATGGAGAAGTGTTATGTCATTTATTAAAGATTTAGTCAAATCAACTGGAAACGAATATGCAAATATAGTTTCAGATGGTGTGGCTGCTGGAGACGTAGATACATTCGTAGATACGGGTAGTTATGTCTTCAATTCACTTTTGAGTGGTTCACTATATGGTGGACTTCCCTCAAACAAAATCACTGCAATCGCAGGTGAATCTGCAACAGGAAAAACTTACTTTGCCTTGGGTATGGTAAAACAATTCCTTGAAGACCACCCCGATTCTGCAGTAATATATTTCGAATCTGAATCTGCAATCAGTAAAACAATGATTGAAGATAGAGGAATCGATTCAAAAAGAATGGTTATCGTGCCTGTGGTCACTGTTCAAGAATTCAGAAAACAGGCAATATCCATACTTGATAAGTATCTTGAAACACCCAAGGATAAGAGACCACCTATGATGATGTGTCTTGACTCACTTGGTATGTTATCAACTACTAAAGAAATCGAGGACACTGCCGAGGGTAAAGAAACCCGAGACATGACTCGTGCTCAAGTTGTTAAAGGTGCATTCAGAGTTCTAACACTTAAGTTAGGACGTGCTGGTGTTCCAATGATTGTGACTAATCACACATATGATGTGATTGGTTCTATGTTCCCTCAAAAAGAAATGGGTGGTGGAAGTGGTCTCAAATATGCAGCCTCTTCAATCATTTATCTTTCTAAGAAGAAAGAGAAAGAAGGAACTGAAGTCATTGGTAATATCATTCACTGTAAGAATGCAAAATCTAGATTGACTGTAGAAAATAGAATAGTTGACGTAAGACTATCTTATGACAGTGGACTGGATAGATACTATGGTCTTTTAGACCTTGCACTTGCAAGTGGAATCTTTGAGAAGAGTTCCACACGTATCAAACTACCAAATGGTAAAACAGAATTTGGTAAAACAATTAACAACAACCCCGAGAAATACTTTACACCCGATGTAATGGAAAGACTCGAAACAGTAGTAGAAGGATACTTTAAATATGGAAACACGCATAGAACAGACGATACTGAAGAATCTGATTCAGAGTGAAGAGTTTGCACGAAAGTGCGTCCCATTCATTAAGTCAGAGTATTTTGCCGATACCGAAGAAAGAACTGTATTCAATGAAATACACGAATACTTTCAGAAGTATACTAAATCACCAACTGTAGAAGCACTTCTCATAAACCTTGAAAACAATACTTCTCTTAACGAGAATATTGCAAAGGGTTCAAAAACTATAGTTGATAAGATTGGTAAAGATAAGGAGACCACACCAAGTGAGTGGTTAGTGGAAGAAACGGAGAAATGGTGTAAGGATAGAGCAATCTATATTGCAGTCATGGATTCGATTGAAGTCATTGACAAGAAATCACAGAGGTCTACTGGTGAAATACCCGAACTATTGAAGGACGCACTTTCCGTGTCTTTTGACACAAACATTGGACATGACGTGTTAGAAGATGCAGATGCAAGATTTGAATTCTATCATACGGAAGAAGAGAAGATTCCGTTTGACTTAGAATACTTCAACAAGATTACCAAAGGTGGATTACCTAATAAAACACTTAACATTGTTCTTGCTGGAACTGGTGTTGGTAAATCATTGTTTATGTGTCACCAAGCAGCTTCATGTCTTATGATGAACAAGAATGTTTTATACATTACTATGGAAATGTCAGAAGAAAGGATTGCAGAGAGAATCGATGCAAACACTATGAATGTTCCTATGAAAGATTTACCCGATTTATCTAAGAAAATGTTTGATAAGAAAGTTGACAAACTAAAAAACAAAACTAAAGGTAAACTCATAGTAAAAGAATACCCTACTGCAACTGCACACGTTGGACACTTCAGACACCTATTACAAGAATTGGATATCAAGAAAGACTTCCAACCCGATATTATATTTGTCGATTATCTAAACATATGTGCTTCACATAGAGTGAGGCCAGGTGCTGGTGCAAACTCTTATACACTTGTAAAGAGTATTGCAGAAGAACTTAGAGGACTTGCAGTGGAATTTGACGTTCCATTAGTAAGTGCAACCCAAACAACCCGAAGTGGTTATGGTTCCACTGATATTGGACTCGAAGACACTTCGGAAAGTTTTGGTCTACCTGCGACTGCAGACTTAATGTTTGCACTGATTACCAGTGACGAACTAGAAGAACTAGACCAACTCGTAGTGAAACAGTTGAAGAATCGATATAATGACCCCACAATCTTTAAAAGGTTTGTAATCGGTATTGATAGAAGTAGAATGAAACTCTATGATTGTGAACAAGAAGCACAAGAAGAACTATTTGAGAATGATTCTACCTACAATGATGATGTTCCTGTATTTGATAGAGGAAGGAATGATGGACAGAAGAGAGATTTTAACGACTTCAAATAAAAACCCCCTTTACAGACCACCTAAATAATGTTATACTAGATGGTTCTATGAAGAAAGTGATAAAAAGTTCAGAGGTTATATCAAAGATAACCGAAAAAATTGAACTCAAGAAACAATTGAGAGATGCACGTGTGTCTAAAGATTCTAAAGAAATTGATAAAATAAACAAAAAAATATCAAAAATAGAATCAAAATTGTCTTCCTCACCACTTGCAAAATCCTAAATAATAACATAGATTACATACACTATAGTAAATCACGGAGAATTTATGTCAAGAGAAACAGCAAGAGCCGACTTAGTATCCTCAATTGCACAATTAACGAGTAAAAAGAATTGGTTAAAGGGTGTAAGTCAAGAATATCAAGTCATTAATCAACCTAACGGAACAGACCATACTGCACGTGGTAGTAAATCTGCATGGACAGGTGCTGGACTTGTTGGTTGGTTAACTGAATGGAAGACTGCAAATTCTTCAATAACTGCAACTGCAGATTGGAATCCAGCAGATTTTGACGGAAGTAATTGGACACATGACGATTGGCAACAATTCTATTTCCAAGAACATGCAAAAGGTATGTCAAATAAAACAGATTCAGACAAAGCTATTACAGATATAGATGCTGAATTAACTGCATATCAATCAGACATGGACGATATCGACGCAGGAATAGCAGCTGGTGACGTTGACCAAGTCGACCCAAGTTAATAAACAAAAAAATACCATAAATAGTAGTAATACCACCAAGAATGTGGTATAATTACTATTATGGGTGCAAAAAATCTACATTTAGAACACTTAGAAGACGAGATTATCAATCAAGGGATTGATGGTGGACGTGGTGCTATAAACTTTTTACAGGGTCTTAGAGACATGTTAAAAGGAAACTCTAATTCAAGTGTTAACATGACTGTTAAGTGGGACGGAGCTCCTGCTATTTTCTGTGGTCAACACCCCGAAACTAATCAATTCTTTGTTGCAAAGAAATCTCTATTCAATAAAGAACCTAAGTTTTACACTTCAGAACATGAAATTAAAAATGCAGACGAATTAAGTGGTGCATTAAAAGAAAAGTTCTTAACTTCATTTCAATGTTTATCTAAACTATCTTGGAATACAATCATGCAAGGTGATTTAATGTATACCAATGATAAGAAAATGCAAAAGATTGACGGAAAATCATTCGTCACATTCCAACCAAATACAATCATGTATGCAGTAGATATTAATTCAGATTTAGGTAAAGAGATTGCAAACTCTAAAATGGGTATTGTGTTTCATACCACATACACTGGTTCTACAATAGAAGACTTAGGTGCAAGTTTTGGTGCAAATATATCTAAACTAGGAAACAGTAAAGATGTTTGGATTGACGATGCAACATATAAAGATGTCAGTGGTAAAGGTTCAATGACTGCAAAAGAAACACTTACACTTACACAAGAACTATCCAAAACAGGTAAAGCCTTCCATGGAATCAAAAAGAAAGATTTAGATAAGTTTCAAAAAATACAGGAAGAGATTGGAAAGAAAGGTGCTGGTGCATCTTACAAAACATATTGTAATACACTTATCAGAGGTGGTAGTTTCAATCCAACATACAAAGGATATATGGAACACTTCGAAAGCTACTGGAGAGATAAGGTGGTTGCAAAGGTCAAAATGGAAAAGACCAAACAAATCAAACAAGAGATTGGTGAACAACTTTATAACGAACTCAGAAGTTTAAAGAACATGATAACTAATCTAACTTCCTTTATGGGACACCTAGTAGTTGCAAAACAACTTATCATAAATGCACTAAATAGAGTAAAGAGTATAGGAACTTTCAAAAAGACTGCAAATGGTTTCGAGGTAGTTAACCCCGAAGGATACGTTGCAATAGATAAAACAGGAAGTGCAGTTAAACTTGTAGATAGAATGGAGTTTGCATTCAATAACTTCACTGCACAAAAATCGTGGGATAAGTAATGAAATCATTCAATGCATTTCTAACAGAAGCTAAAGATAAGGGTGTAGTGTTTACTTTTGGTAGATTCAATCCACCTACAACAGGTCATGGAAAGTTAGTAGACAAACTTAAAAAACAATCGGGTGGTGATGACGTTCTGTTATTCACTTCACATTCAAATGACAAGGTTAAAAATCCACTATCACACCGAGACAAGATATCGTATCTAAGAAAATTCTTTGGGAAGATTGTTGCAGACGTAAATGCAAGAACAGTATTTGAGATTGCAACAGAATTACATAAGAAGAAATATAAAAGAGTCTCAATGGTTGTTGGGTCAGACAGAGTAAAAGAGTTTGAAACACTACTAAACAAATACAATGGTGTTAAAGCACGTCACGGATTCTATAAGTTTGACGAAATCAATATAGTATCTGCTGGAGAGAGAGACCCTGATGCAGATGATGTCAGTGGAATGTCTGCAAGTAAACTCAGAGGATATGCAGAACAAGGAGACTTTGACAATTTCAAATTAGGTGTTCCAACAAAGAATAAAGGATTAGTTCAGAAACTTTATAACGATATCCGTAAAGGAATGGGTATTGCAGAAGGAACACTACCACACTACATGGTAGAAGATTTGATACAAGAAGGAGTCTATGACCCAGGCACCTTTAAAGCAGTTTTCCTAAGTGGTGGCCCAGGCAGTGGTAAATCTGCAGTTGTAAAGAAATTAGCTTTGACTGCACTTGGTTTAAAAATGGTCAACACTGATAAAGCATTTGAGAACGGACTAAAGAAAGCAGGAATGTCACTTGACCTTAGAGGTGCAGACTTTGATAAAGTAGACCCTATCCGTGCAAAAGCAAAAAGTATTACAGGTAAAAACTTAGACTCATATATCGAAGGAAGACTAGGTCTTATCTTTGACACTACAAGTGCAAAGTCGGGTAAGATTAAGAACTACAAAAAAATGTTAGACACATTAGGATATGAATACAAAATGATATTTGTTAATGCAAGTCTAGACAATGCACAAAAAAGAAATGACTTAAGGTCTAGAAAACTACCACCCAAAATTGTAAAAGGTGACTGGGACGCTGCACAAAAGAATGCAAAGGAATATAAATCAATTTTTGGTAGAGACTTTGTAGAGATTAAGAATGATGATGACCTTGCAACACTTGACAAAAAAGCAAATTCACTATACAGTAAACTACTAGGTTGGTCTACTTCATTCCCCAAAAACAAACTTGCATTACAATGGAAAGAGAAAGAATTGATGTATAAATCATTCCGACATACAGGTTTAAAAGAACATAAATAGTATTATGTTAGAAGAACTTAGAGAAAAATTACGTAAGACCCAACAAGACAAAGAAGTTGAAGGCAAGAAAGGTTCTCAACCTAAGAAGTATTATGCTAAAGACGCAGACGGAGACGAAATGTCCCAGTCCACAAAAGATAAACGTGCAGACCACTTTAAGAATAATAAAGATAAAGAAGGTGAAGACGCATTCAAACCAGCACCTGGCGATTCAAAAGCAGATACTAAACCTTCACAACATACTAAGAAGTATAAGAAAATGTTTGGAGAAGGTGCAGCTGATAAATCTTTACAAAAGAAAGCAGACAAGAGTGGAATGCCAGTTGGTATTCTAAAACAAGTCTACAAACGTGGAGTTGCAGCTTGGAAAGGTGGACATAGGCCAGGAACTACACCCGAACAATGGGGACATGCACGTGTTAATTCTTTTGTGACTAAATCAAAAGGAACATGGGGTGGTGCAGACCAAGACCTTGCAAAGAAAGTTTCGGGTAAATCAGAGTCAATAGAAGAAGGAGTTGATATCAGAAAACAACTCAAAAAGATTAAAGGATTAACTAAGAAACAATTAGAAACATTATCAACAATGAACACTTCACAACTAACAGTTTTAGTTCAACAGTTAAGTGGTTTGGTTATGGGTGAACAAGACGAGTGTTGGGACGGATACAAACAAGTTGGAATGAAAAAGAAAGGGGATAAAATGGTTCCCGATTGTGTTCCCGAATCAGTAGAAGAAGGTAAACTTGTCACTGATTACAGAAGTATCTTAGATTTCATATTTAAAAATATCAAAAAGTTGATTGAAAAGGAATATGAAAAGAACTCTGAAAAAGGTTTAGGAATGATTAATCAGTTAGGTTCTTATGTTGGAATGAAAGTCACTGATAAGAAACAGGAGAAACATAAACTCTTCCTTAAGTTTGGTGACAACATACAAGAAGACGCTGCAGTTGACGCTGCAAATCTAAAAGCAAAACAAACTGAAGAACTAGAAAGATTAAAGGCAAAACAATTACAAGAGTTAGAAGCACTACAAGATAGACACGAAAGAGAAACAGACAAAGTCAACCAACAGAAAGAAAAAGAAGTTGCAAATAAACAAATTCAAGCAAAACGTGATGCAGATAGAAAAGCTGCAGAGAAACAAAACGAAGAAAGAGATTACAAAAAAGAGTATGAGAATTATCACTCAAAACCCGAACAAGTTAAAAGACGTGCAAAAAGAAATGAAGCACGAAGAAGTCTAAAGGACAGAAAAGATATAAAAGGAAAGGACGTTCACCATAAGGACAACAATCCTATGAATAATGACAAGTCTAACTTATCAATTGTATCACAAAAATACAATAGAACAGAACCAAGACTTAGAAAATTGAAAGAGAAGGGGATACTTCCAAGTGGCAGGAAATAAACACGACAACGGAGTTCACGAACAGGGAACAGACGAAACAAGAAAGGCTTATCAAGAAGATACGCCTGGTCAATCAGTTGAGAAATACGTAAAAGAGAATCAAAAATCATATCACGATTCAAAGAAAACATTTTCTCAAATTGCAATCAACGAAACACTCGATACACTTCAAAAAGAAAAAACCAATCTACTAGACAATCCATTTCGTTTAGGTTCTATGATGTATTTTGAATGTATTAATGAAGCAAGAAACCTTATCAAAGAAGACCGATACAGACTTACTGAAGTTGATAAGAATATAATGGAAACAGATATTGGTGAGTTCGAAGTGTATGAGGGAGAATTAGTTCCACTAGATTGTCCACAATACGAGTTTATAAATGAAGAAGAAGAACCCGAACTCAACAAACCAAAAGCAGGTGGCCCTAAGAAATACTATGTATATGTTAGAGACCCACAAACTAAAAAGATTAAAAAAGTCACATGGGGAGACACTACAGGTCTCAAAGTGAAACTCGGAAACGAGAAAGCAAGAAAATCCTTCGCTGCACGACATAAGTGTTCACAACAAAAAGATAAAACTACTGCATCATATTGGGCATGTAGATTACCACATTATGCGAAACAGTTAGGTCTATCAGACGGCGGAAACTTTTTTTGGTAGACTAAATATAAGGAGATAATTATGAGTCAAGTGATACACGAATACAGAAATGAAAACAGGACTGCAACAGTCCGACTAACTTCAGAAGGTTTTGAAGTAGATTTAGCAAAAGACAACGTAATAATAGAAACTAGACAGGTTCATAACCATAGTGAATCTTATGCAGAAGACGTTGCAGACAACTATGTATTGGGATTGTTTGAAGCAAAAGAGAAAGATGGAAGTTTCTATGGTTATAATGAAAAGAATGATAACTTTTATCCTGGCTTAGATGACTAACCCCTATACAGACCAACCACTAGTCCAACATGGGACAGACATAAAATACACTGTTAGAACATTTTCTGCAGAAGTAGATGAAAACGAACTGGTTTGGCATAGAGATAAAGAGTCTAGAACTATCCATGTATTGAGTGGAAAGGG